TTGTGCTCGATCGGCTAAGCGATCATCTAAGTCACGTTTAATTCTTGTATTTGCCATTTTCATTAACCTTTATTAGCACGATCGTACGATTGATACGCACGAATCATTTTGTTTCGTTTTTCTACATCATCCCAAGCTCCAGCATCTTTAATTGCTTGAACACGATCACGACTTAACGTAATGGTGCCAGGCTTTGATGCTGATGCATTTGCCACACGGCTAGAAGCCGATGGGTTTGCACGTTTGCTTGAAGACCCTTTTGATGTATACCGATGTGGTAAACGAGTCGTTAAACGACTATCTAGCTCATCCCAATACTCAGGATCAGAAGGATCCCAACCATCGGCTGCTAGTTCTTGGTCAACTACTTTGGCAATTCTACTATCTGTATCTCGAGCCTGCGGGTCATACCAAGAATTACGTTTTAGCCATTTTGTGGCATTTTGTTGAACCTCTGTTGTAACAGGATTCGGAACGTTTTGCTTAGGTGACTGTGCAGTCTCAACTTGTTGTTTCTTGTAATGCTGAACTTGTTGCAAACGCTGTTTAGCGTCTGTCAACTGCTCTAAATACTCTATTTGCGCTGCTGCGTCATTAGCCTGAGCTGCTTTTAGCATCATCATTTTTGCATACTCAACTTTGGTGGCCTCGTCTTCGATGGCTTTATCAAGTTGTGCAAATTGGTAAGATGAAGCTGTATTTTCTACCGCAGCTAATCGTCTTGCTAATTCTTCATTACGTCGCTCAAGAGCACTAATTTTGTTTTTTGCAGAAATCTCACGCTGTCTCTTTAATTCTTTTTTGAGTTTGCGTTCTTCTCTGCGGGCTTCACGGATTTGCTCTCGCTCTTCTTCCGTTTCGCCTTCGTTTGGCTCATCATCTTGCTCATTGCCGTGTTCATCATCATGATCTTCATCATGGGACTCTACATCGTCTTTAACTTTTTTCTTTTTGCCGCCGTCTGTTTCTTCATCAGCATCAGCAAGAGGATCTGGTACCATTTCAAGTGCTACCAGCGCACTTCCATCTTCTAGTTCCTTGACAGGAACATCTTTATTTTCTACCATATTTACTTTCTACAAAGTTAGTCTACAAACGCTTTCATTTTCTGCGCAGCCTCAAAAGACTTAATGCGAGAAATGACTTCACGTGCTTGGATTGTGATAAACACCACAGGGGCGCCTTCATCATCCGGATTAACAACAAAACGATCACCACCGTACTTAATTGTTCTAACCAAATCGCCTTCTTTACACCACGGGCCTTCAATCCAAGGCTCAAGGTTATCTGGCGACTTATATGCTAGAGGGCCAATTTGGCGTACTTTAGCTACAGTCTCATTGAAACGTAACGTTTGTTTGGTTTCATCTACTAGTATGATGCCACCTTTGCTAGTGTTCTTTTCTCGGCGTAACTGCACCAATACTCGGTCCCCAGCAACATCAATTCCAGGGTCAATCTCAGGAAAACATTCTAGTTCTGATCTTGTATCTGGCTCGTCCCTACTACTTAAATCAAATGCCATCCGGCAATCTCCTATGATCTTTACAGATCTTCTTCGTCTTCCCTCAAAATTTCGTCAATAATGCCTAATACTTCTTTAAAACCTTCAAATCGACCAACTAAACGCTGGTAATCATCAAAAGAGTTGACATTATTTCCAGCGGTGAGGGTTTCCGCCAATTTTGCCTGCTCATCGCGCGTTCGCGCAATAATTTCAGAAATAAAGTCCTTCATGTTTTCACTAATACGCTAGCAGAAGAAAATCCGCCCTAAAATTAGTAGAAATTTCCGCCGCCGATGTCATTTAAGTTCTTATCTGGTCCAACTTTAGAAGATTTAACCTTGTTTTGGTTTAAAACTGCGTTATTTGAACGCTTGCTGCCAGATGTTCCTTGGTCAATTGTTTTTTCGCCAGGTCCGCCAGCATTTCCTGGTGTTCCAGTCATTTTGTATGTCTTACGGAAACCTAATTCGCCGCCGTCTTGTGGGTTTTTTGCCATTATTGTGCTCCTGTAGGGGGTGTTTGTTGTGATTCTGGTTGTTGAGTTGCTTGGTTTTGTTCTTGAAACGATTGTTGCTGCATTTGTTGTTCGTGTTGTTGTTGAGCTAGAGCAGCATCATGTTGTTGCTGAGCTTGTTGCGCCACTTGATCTGCTTGAGCCTTAAATGTGGCTTGTTGCAACGCAATACCATGCTGGCGGATATCTTGATCGGCTGCTTGAACCGCATCAATTGCAGACAAATTCTGTTCATGCTCAAGCTGGGCTTGTTGCTGATCCATTTGCGCGCCAGCTGTAATCATAGCCACACGCTCTTTTGCTGCGTTGTTGATATTGGCCATAGCAATATCGGTAGCATTACGTTGGTTGTCAATGCTGGTTTGTGTTGTGTATTTAGCCTGTAGTTCTGCAACTTTTTGCTGTAATTCTGCAACTTTAAGTTGATAGTTTTGTTGAGCTTGTTGCAATTCTGCTTGTAATTTAGCTTGGGCTTCTTGTGTTTTGCGTTGTGTTTCGGCCATTTGCGTTTTAATAATTGCAGCAGAGGTTGGATCGGCCAATGCGGCATTTTGTTGCTGTTGCTGTTGAGCTTGAGCAACTTTTTGTGCCAACGCTTGAATTTGTTGTACATATGGGCCAAGATCTTGTTGTGAGTCTTGGTTTACCATTTGGGATGCCAAAGCCAAAGCTTGTTGGGCCGCTTGATCCAATGGTTTTTCTTGATGCAATTCCAATGTATCGCGCCCACCAGCTGCTTGCGCAACATACCCGCGCATAGATTGCAAGTAATGCAGTGTTAAATGTTGTTTAAGGTGTTCTAAAGCATGAGGAGCAAAAGTAGGCCCAATAACAGGGTTGCCACCATAAGCTGGGTTATTTGCATATTCGAGGTGAATTTTAATGTGGGCAATATGGTCTTGATCTGGATATGCTGCGGCGGGTCTACCCATGGTCATAGAAACGTTTTCTAATGCTGGGTTAGACTCATTAGCACCTAACGGATTTGGCAATATTTCTTCTGCGTCTGGAACTTTAAGTTGTTTTAAAACACGTTTGTAAACTGCTTGAACGTTAAACATCCCTGGAGGCGCGGATGTTGCCATTTGTAACAAGGCTTGGTTTTGAGCAAGACGTTGTGTTTCAGAAAAAATGTTAGGATCTGATACAGGTCGAATGTCATTGTTATAAGCAAAGTCACGAACTTCAATTTCTTCGCCGGACTGATTGTCCATTTCCTGCAAATACCAATGATTGAGTCGCGAAATAATTTTAAGCGACATTGCTTGACTGCGGTGCAGGCGAGCATGAATACTAGAAAATACTTTAGCACCTTGTTCAATAAGGGCTTGGGTTGTGCCAACAGGCATTTGGCTGTTAGCTTCAGAAATCTTTTCTTCTGCAGTAGTAACAACGCCTTTAGCTGCGTTTGTCAACCAACCAAGCAAATCAAACAATACTGATGATGGAGGATTGAACGGCATTGGCATTGCAATCTTGCGAACATCATCGACCCCCGGACCGGCTTCAACTTCGACTACTTGAGTTGGTTCGATCCTGTCAGATTGCCCACTAACTCGTCCAGTTTTGAGTTTAAGTAATGTCTGAGAGTTGTTGATATGAGCAGCATCAAGCAAAGCACGTAGAGCGCCAGTGAGAGCAGCAGAGAGACCGCCAATAAGATGGGGCAAGCCAATAGCATAAGCACCGCGCCAAGGAATGAATTTGAATTCAACATACCAATCCAGTTTTTCGAGTTTCTCATCATTCGCTTCCCAGTTACGATACAAGGCCAACACTTTGTTGCTGGTCTCATCAATAATTAAAATATACGGCGCACGTTTTCCATCGGTAAGGTCATCATCTTCTAAACGTAAAAAGCAAGTGATTTCGTAAATTCTACGCAAACCGTCAATATTTTTAGAAGGCTCTTCTTTGCCTTCAATTTTTGCGTTGGCTTTTTCAGATTGTGTTTGGTCTGTTAAAGGAGCATCTGAAGTATATGC